CAGGCCCCAGTGCTCCAGCTGCCGTGCCGCCCCGGCAACAAGGGCGGAGAGCGCGTCCGGTGTCAGGGCACGCAGGCGGGCATCCTCCACATCGATTGCAAGGGGCAGCTGGAACGTTTTGCCCCGGAGAGCTATTTTGAGGGCGGCCAGCTCCTCCTCCGTCTGCCGCTGCGTGACCGCACAGGTGTAGTAATAGCCGCCCACCGGGATGCCCAGCCGGGCACACTCGGCGTAGTTGCGGGCGAAATAGGGGTCAAGGTAGGGCTTGCCGTTTTTGTTGCCCAGCACCCGCAGCATCACGCCGTCGATTTTGCCGCTGTGCTTCACCGCGTCCCAGTCGATGCGGCCCTGCCAGCGGGAAACGTCAAGAATGGTTCTGGGCATTGCTCTGCGCCTCCTTCTCGGCCAGCAGCTCGGTCAGCTCCTTGTACTCGTCATCAGTCAACTTGCTTGCGGCATAGAAAACGTCCAGCTTGGTGCTCATGCCCTCCAGATTGCTGCGTTCGATCATGCGTTTACAGGTACGGTACAACATAGGTTTGTCCTTTCCGGGGCAGTGCCCCATCTTAAAATGTTATCATCCTCTTGGCAGAGGGTTTTACTCAGTGATCCCCAGCTCCAGCAGGGTCAGCCGGTAGGCCTGGTCAACGTTCAGCGCATCCGCATCTGCCTGGGCGCTCTCCACCGTAGCAAGCCGCTCCTCCAGTGTAGGGGTCGGCTTCGGTGCATCGGCAGGGTCTGGCTGCGTGCCTGCCTCCACCACAACGTAGGCCTCCGGCTGGTCGTCCATGCCCCACAGGGCCTCGCCTACAGCAGCCGCTGCATTGTGGGCGGTAATGGCATCCACAACGGCAGAATAGGCATCACATTCAGCCTGCGTGATAACAGGCTTCAGGATTTTTGTTCCGATTTTAATCTCCATTTACGTTCACCTCACCACCAGCGGCCAACAGCAATGCCATAACATGTTGTATCATTTGTTCCAGGTAATGTGCATGATGTCGTTCTTTTGTCCTTACAAACAAACGAAAGAAATGAGACAGGGCAAGCAACAACAGAATATTCCGTATTAGAAAATGCCACCGGAAATGACCATGTATAATCGCTTCCGTCTGAATTGATGGAGTACCAGCAGATCTGTGTTCCGTCTGAAAATCTTACCCAGTTACTGCCGCTTGCTGCTACCGCCGAAGCACCCGCCGGGCCTTGTGGGCCGGTAGCACCTGTTGCGCCTCTGGCTCCCGTTGCACCGGTGGGCCCTTGCGGCCCCTGCGGGCCGGTAGCCCCGGTAGCACCCCTGGGGCCCTGCGCACCGGTATCTCCTTTGTCGCCCTTTGCGCCTTTCAGGCTGGCAATCCATGCGGCTTCACTGCCCGTGTATCCCAGCTGAACAGCCAGCGCATAGGCCGACTGGCCATCAAAGGTTCCGGCTTCTTTGGCCTGCTTCACGGCATTGGTGGCCGCATTGGCCGCATTGGTGCTGGCTTTCTCTGCCCGGTCGGCATCGTTCTTCGCCGCCCCCGCGCTGGCAGATGCCTCCCCGGCCTTGGTGGAGGCGGTGGAAGCGCTCCCCGCAGCGGCGGTGGCCTGCTGGGTGGCAGTGTTTGCCGCAGCGGTGGCCGTTTTGGTGGAGGCCGCCACGTCGTTCAGGGCCGTGGTGCGGGCCCGTGCGATGTCCTGCAAGGCGGCGGTGTGCTCCGTCTCCGTGTCCTGCAGGGCCTGCTTGGCGGCGGTCTCACTGGTCTTGGCGCGCTCCTCGCTGGCGGCGGACTTGGTCTCGCTGCTCTTGGCTGCCTCCGCGCTGTCCTTGGCGGCGGCAGCACTGTTGCTGGCGTTCTCCTCCAGCGTGGCGATGCGCTCCTTGGCAGCGGCCAGCAGCTCGTCGGTGGGGATGCCGGTCACACCGTCCCGCACGAGGCCGCAGAGCGCCTCGTCCAACCGGGTGTCGGTGATCTGGCCCGTAGAGATGCTGGTGGAGCCTGCCGGGCGGGCGATCTCGGCAAGACAGAGGTCGTAGGTCAGCTCGGTGCGGGAGATGGCCGGGGCCGTGGGTGTGCTGGATGCCGTGCCCTGCAGCACCTGCAGGCTGGCGGCTCTGGCACCGGCATCATAGCGCATGACGATGCGGTCGATGCGGGGGAGAGACGGGTCGGCCAGCGGCAGGGCCAGGGTGTCGGCCTCCCGCTTGGTGATGGAGTAGCCGGTGAAGCGGCTGGGGTGCACCCAGCCACGGCCCGCGCCCACGGTGACCGTCAGCCCACCTGCGGCTGTCACCGGGAAGTCCTCAGCTCCGCTAAACACACCCGAGGTGAGGCCCGCAAGGTAGGCCGCCACGTCTGCGGCATCGAAGTCGTAGCCGTTGGCGGGATATAAAACGATTTTGCTCAAAAGATCATCTCCTTAGCTTGCGCCAGACCGGCGTGCCTAGCCGCACGGTGCGGGTGGTGCTGTCGCTCTGGCTTTGGGTGATGACATCGGCCACCCGGACGGTGGCCTTGTAGCCCAGCTCCGGGATGGTGCAAAAGGCCACGTCACCAGGGGAGAGCCCCTCGGCATCAATGGTCAACTCAATGGAGCCGGTACGGAGCTGTTCCAGCAGCTTGTTGGTGCCTCGGGCCATGAGCCGCTCGAGGTAGGCTTGGCTCTTGCTGGTCTCGCCCTTTTCCTCGTCCGGCTGCACGTCCCGGGCATCCACATACAGCTCCCGCCGGTCGGCACCGGTGGCATCGGTCAAGCCCACGGTGACGGTGGCCCGGGCCTCGCCCTCGCCAGCGCCCTGCACGATGGCAACGTTGGCGTAGTCGCTGTCGCCAAAGGCCCACGCAGCCTGCTGCAGGTTGCCCCACTTTGTGCTGAACCTGTTGTTTGGGTCAGCGGTGGGCCGGTAGACCTCGAACAGCAGCTTCTTGTCTGCGTTTTTGCCTGCCAGCCGCACCCGGAAGCCCAGATCACAAGCCGCGCCGATGGTCATCAGGTAGTCCATGATACTGCCGCCGGAGGTCTGTGCAGTGTAGGTGGTGTCAAAGCCCACAAGCGTGCCCAGCTCTAGCTTTGGCCATGGCTGCATTGCGCTGACCAGCCTGCGCATGGCGGCTTCGGCGTTCTCGTTCTTCACGATGGCGGTACCGGCTCGCTTTGTGAAGATCCACGTCCCCGGGAAGCCGGTGACCAACAGATTGCTGTCGGTGTTCTCGTTGCTCCGGTGGCAGATGCGCATGGGCACGTCGCTGTCACTGCGGCGCAGCCAGCGGCCCTCCCGGAGCAGGGAAAGGTTCTCCTCGGTGGGTCTGACTTCCAGCGTGAACGAACCCTCGGTGTTGTAGGGCTCGTCCCAGTAAAGGCTCACCCATACCTCCACCCGGGCCAGCCGGGCGAGGGTCAGTTCGTCCAAAACGTCCAGTGTCACGAGATCACCTCCGGCAGAATGCCCGAAACCATGGGATAAAAGCGAACCGTCACCTGCAGGCTGGTCTCGCCGCTGTCGGCAGTGGCCTTGAGCAAGTTGTCTCCCGGGGCCAGCTCCAGCAGGTCGCTGTCCTCATCCAGCAGGGAGAAGATGTTCTCCTCCGTGCCGTCCTCTGTCCGCTTGACGGCCAGCTTGTCGGTGGTGGTGCGGTAGATCTCGATGACCTGCCCCGGGGTCAGGGTGGTCAGGATGCGGATGCTTTGGCCTGTGATGATGTTCAGCACGCACGGGTTGACCACAGCGCCGTCGCTCTTGAGGGTGGCCGTGAAGGGAACAGCCAGCGCCCCGGGGTTATAGGCATTCAGCCAGCCGATGGAGGTGCGTACGCCGAACCGGTGGGGTGTGCTGTAATTGATGGGTAGCCTGAAGCTGGGCACAAAGCCGTTGATGCAGAAGCTCTGAGCCTGCAAGTTGTACCAGAAGGGTTTCGGGCAGAAGAGCATGAAATCCAGCACCGGGTAGGGGTGGATGCTCTTTGTGTAGGGGGTCTTGGAAAGCACAAAACGGCAGAAGAATTTATCCACAAGATACATTGTGCCGCTGGTGAAATAGGGCAGCTTTTCCAGCAGTAATTCCGCATCCGCATCGCCGTGGGAGCTGTGGCAGTGGATGATGAGCTCACGGCTCACCCCGGCCACGCTCTGGCGCTCCACGCTCACGCCCACCTGGTTCACGCCCTGGGCGGTCTGCACGTCTACGTCCACGCCGTTGATGGGGTCGAGGGAGTAGGGCGTGCCGTAGTCCCACCCGATGTCGAGAGTGGCCCCGGCATCCGTGACCAGCTGCAAATGGTCTTTTCTGAACGGCATCTCGGTGCCCTCCTTTCATCGTTTCTGGGCCTTGGCCCGGTCGGCTTCCCAGCGTGCTTCCCGCTGGAGGTCTGCCGCCGTCTGGGCCTTGCTGTAAATGTTTTGGGTGATGTGGGTGTCGCCCTCCCGGTGGTACTGGTTGGCGGCTGCGGCCACCTGTGCCGTGCCGGATGCGGCCACAGACCGGCTGATGGCCATGTTGTCCGAAAGCACCAGAGAATTGGCCTGCCGCACCATCTCGGCCAGCTTTGAGTTTGCGGCCAGCAGGGCCTCGGTGTTGGCCTCCACAGCGTCGGTCAGGTCTTTGTCCGGGGTGGGGGCCGTCGGTATGGTGGGGGCCGTCGGTGTGGTAGAGCTGCTGGTCTTGGTGATGTCATTCAGACTGCGCTCCACCTTGGTCTGGATGCCGTCCACATAGGTGGTCACGGTCTTGTAGGAGCGCTCCACGCCGTCCACCAGTTTGGTACCTGCCTCGGTGACGGTCTTGGTCACCCGCTGGGTGATCTTGCCGGTCTCATCCTGCAGCTTCTCGGTGAGCACTTTGGTGGTCACGGTGCTGCCGTCTGCATTGGTGTTCTTGCTGGTGTCGGTCATGCTCTCGATGACCTTCTGGGAGTTGGTGGAAGTACCGGAGCTGCTGGAGCTGCCGGAGCTGCTGGGGTTGTTGATGGCCTCCTGCTGCTTTTTTCGCTCGGCCTGCCGGGCTTTGCGGTCGGCGGCAATTTGGTTGGCAAAGTTCCAGGCTGGATTGCTGATGTAATCCATATGGCCGCCCCAGTGCCACGCCACGGAGTTATACATGCCAATGAGGCCGTTGATGAGGATGACAAAGCCCTCGATGCCCGCCGCCACGATGCGCATCAGGCCCTCGAAGATGTAGCTCATAAAGTCCTCAACGCCCGCCCAGACATTCTGGAAAGCGTTGGCCACGTCCTTGTTTTTGCCGGAGAAGTTCAACAGCGCACCCACCAGCATCCCGATGAGGGAGATGACGAGCAAAATCGGGTTTGCGTCCATGGCGGTGTTCAGGGCAATCTGGCTCGTGGTTGCGCTGGCTGCGGCGGGCACGAACTGCGCCACCAGGCCCATGGCCAGTTGGCTCAGGTTCCCGAACACGCCGGAAAGGGCGCTGCCCAGCTGGTTCAGGGCCCCCAGAGCGATGCTGTTGATCTGGGTCTGCTGCTCCTTGGTGCAGGCCTGCCAGAAGTAGCTGGCCGCCCACAGACCCAGCTGCTCGAGGTCGCCATCCTTGAGGGCCGTTGCCAGCGTCTCGATGGCCCCCAGTGCATCCGTCTGGATGTCAGACTGGATCTGCGCCCACCCCTCGTCCAGCTTGGTGCGGAACTGCTCCGTGATGGTAGCTCCTACGGTAGCAAAATCCGGCCCGTTGGTGGAGAGGGTCTGGGCAATGTTCTGGATGGCCTGCTCTGCCGCCGGTGCACCGGTATTGATGCCGTTGACAAGGCCCTGCGTGACGTTTTCGCCGATCTCGGTGAACACCTTCGAGGGCGAGTGGATGCCCAGCACGTTCTTGACGGTGCTTACCATGCCGTTGACTTTGCCCTTGACTGTGGACACCAGCGTGTCCCACATCCCGGTGATGCCGTTCAGCAGGCCGGTGACGATGTTCTCGCCGATGTGGCCCCACTCATCCATACTGCCGTCCCACACGCCGGTGAGCTTGGCGATGCAGGCAATGGCGGCTTCGCCCAGGTTCTCGATGCTGCGGAGAATGCCGTCTACCAGAGTGGTCAGCAGGGCCGCGCCACAGTTCAGCAGATCTGGCAGATGGGAGATCAGCGCGGCAGAGAACTTGGCAATCAACTCCGCCGCTGCTGTGATCAGCTGGGGCAGGTTGTCGGTGATGCCGATGATGAGCTGTTCCAGCAGCTGGATGCCCGCGTCGAATATCTCGTCCTGATGGTCAGCCAGATACTGCACCAGCTTGGTGATGACCTGCGTTGCTGCCGATGCCAGCCCGGGTATCTTCTGAACAACACCTGCGGTCAGATCTTCCAGAATGCCGCTGGCTGCGTCCAGCATGGCGGGCGGGCCGCCCTCATTCAGAGCGCTCGTCAGGGTGTTCAGGCAGTCGGTGCCCCAGTTGGCGGCTTCCATCAGGCCCGGCTCCATGGCCTCGAATAGGTCAATGCTCAGGTTCTCTGCCGTGGTCTGGAGACTTTCCATGCTGTGCTGGAAGGTGTCCGTCATGGTCTGGTAGGCGGTGTCGGTCGCTCCGGCACTGTCCAACATCTGGGCCAGCACGCCGTTGAATTTGTCCGCACCGCCCGATGCCAGTGAAAGAGCACCGGTTCCGGCTTCCACGCTGGACCACAGCCCCGCAAAGGCGGTGCTGTCGTTGCCCACGCTGTCGTACAGGATCTGCAGTACATCGCCAAGGCTCTTGCCTTCGGCGTTCAGCTGGGCAAAGCTCTTACCGGTCTCAGCCTGCAAGATCTTGCCTACGGTAGAGCCGGTGTCTCCCAGCTCGTTCAGCATGGATTTTGTGTAAGTAGTTGCCTCTGCAGTGGCGATACCGTTGGCGGTCATCACGGCTAGACCACTGGACAGGTTTTCTACGCTGACGTTGTAAGCAGCCGCCAGCGGGATGACACGGCCCATGCTGGACGAAAGTTCGTCCACGCTGGTTTTGCCCAGGTTCTGGGTGGTCAGCAGCACATCCGAAACATGGGTCGCCTGGTCGGCGCTCAAGCCGTAGGCGTTCAGGGCAGTGGTCAGGATATCCACGGCGGAGGTCGTGGAGGTAAAACCGGCGGTTGCCAGTTTCGCTGCCTGGCCTGCAAATTCCACAGCGTTGGCCGTGTCCTGCCCGGCGCTGATGGCCTGGTAGGTAGCCTCGGCAATATCCGTGGCCGCAATGCCCATGGTGTTGGACATGTCCGTGATCTGACTGCCCAGCTTCTGGATCGAAAGCTTGCCAAGATCGGCGATGGTCCCGACTTTGGCAAGCGATGTCTCGTAGACGGAGCCGTTCCGGATCGCGCTCTGGGCAAGATTCGTCAGCTGGCTGCTGGCCGTCTTTACCAGGTCTGCAATCAGCGTTCCGGCGGCGACGGTCATGCTGCTGACACCCTGCGTGAAGCCGCTGGTGTCCAACTTGGTGTTGCCGGTAACGCTAAAATCAAATGCCACTGTGTCCACCTCTCAATCGGAGCGCGGGCACAGGGGCACAGGCTGTTATAACTTGATCTCTACCTCCCGCTTACAGGCGGGATTTTTGCATTTAACCCACAATCCGTGGGCGTGGGAGTCGGGTGCGGCCCACACGGCCAGCGCTCTGCCGCAGAAGGGGCAGGGCACCGGGGTGCGGGAATCAGCCAAAGCGGGCGAGGAACGCGTCCTCGTGCTCTTGCAGGGTCTCGTTCCGCTTCACCCCCTTCAGCCCATCCGGCAGGGCGAAGCGCTCTTTCAGGGTCTCGTAGTAGTCCCGGTCGGCCCTGTCCATATCGGAGGTGTCCTTGCCCCGGATCTCCACGATCTTGCCCAGCGGCGTTTCCGGCGGCAGGGCATGAAGCAGTGCTTTGAAGCGCCACCAGTGTACCTTGTCGGCGGTCAGGTCGATGCCGTAGGCCTGCTGAAAGGCCCCCACGATGTAGTCGGCATCGCACCGGTAGTCCAACACAGGCTCGTCCTGTGGGTCGCTGCTGCTGCCAGTCCTGGTGCGCTCCTCGTCCTCGGGGCCTCCGCCCTGGCAGAAACGCACCAGAGATGCAAAGGCTTCCGGATATTGCGCCACCGGGATCGGCTCCACAAAGAAGAGCGGGATGGCCGATGCAATCAGCCGGGCGCTGTCCTCGTCGGTTTTGACGCGGCGGGTGCGGATCAGCAGCCAGACCATGGGCCGGAAGTCCCAGTTAATGGCGCGGCCCTCCCACTCAGTGGGCAGGGTGTCCGTCAGCAGGTCATGCATTGTCCAGTGCCTCAAGCTCTGCCTTCAGCTGGGCACGGCGGGCGGCCTTTGCCGCTTCCTGCGCCTGGAAATCCACCACGGCGGGATGTGCCTTGATTGCGGCCCGACGCTGCTCACGGTTCATGGGGGCAGGGATGGCCTGTGCTGCCGAAGCCTGCGCCCGCTCCTCGGTGGGGTGGATCAGCGCGCTGACACTGGCCTTTTCTGCGGCCATGGCTTCGGCAAAGGCCTTGCTGACTGTCAGGCAGGCGTTGAAGTTGCTGCCGTCCAGCCCAAGCTTCTCAGAAGCACCCTCGCCCAGAACCTCGTCCAGGTAGTCCATAAAGATGCGGCACTGGAAGCGCAGCCAGGCAGGGTAATCGCTCTCGGGAGTGTAGCGGCTGCCCTCCGTCCGAGCACGTTCCTGCTGCCGGGTCTGCGCAGCCAGCATCCGATCCACGTCGTTGGCGTTCAGGGTGGAAAAATCAAATTCAATGCCGTTGATGATCATGGGAAATCCTCCTGTTACAAAACGGGCCCCCGTTCACCGGGAACGAGGGCTGTATGGATCATTGAAAATCGGGTTAGCCTGCTGCGGCTACGGTCAGGTAGTCGAACTCAGCCGGAACGCCAACACCCTTCACATCGCAGGCAAAACCTGCGGAGTTGCTGGCGGAGCCGCTTGCATCGGCAGTGACAATAAAGGCAGCTGCGCCCTTCTCGCCCTTGCCGGTCTTTGCGCTGAAGTAGATATAAGGGAAAACCACCTCAGTGCCGGAGCCGAACTTGATCTTGTGGGAGAGCAGGAAATCCTGCGCGGGGTCGCCCACGCAGCGGTTGCCGTTCAGGGAGAAGGTGCGCTGGGTCTCGCCCTTCTCGGTGACAGTGCCTGCGCGGATATAGGCCACGTCCTCGGTGGAAGCGTTCAGGGCACCGGAGTGCTCCTTGACACGCTCTGCAAACACGATCCAGTCGCTCTCCTTGGTCTGGGTGGAGGCATCGGTCTGAATTGCAAAGATGAAATCATCGGCCTTTTCGGTGCCGGTGTAGTCCGCGCTGGGCACGATGCCCTTCTTGGTCTTGAGCGCGGCCAGAGTTTCGGAAACAGTCATAGGATGGTCTCCTTTCAAAGTTTGGGTTGATAGTAGACGAGCCGGAGCTGCATCTGCATTTTGCAGCTTCCGGAGCCGTCGGTGACGATGTAGCCGGTGGAGGTGACCTCAATGCTCTGGGCTTCCTTGCCGTGCCCGCATTTGCTCAGATCAGGCAGGATGCCGCAGTCATTTTGTTCCATTACCCAGTCGGCCAGCTGTTCAAAGAAGCCGCTGTTCTCAATGGTGAGCACATCGGTCTCCCCGAACTCCCTTCGGGACAGGAAGAGGTAGTTCTTCGCCAGATCCCGCCCGGAGATGTAACTCTCCACAATGGGGTTGGTGGGGCTGTCCTCAATGGAAAAAGCGGTGGCTTCCTCTTCCAGCCCGGCAATGCGGAAGGCCGCACCGGTGGCATCCTGCTCCTCGGCGATGAGTGGACAGGTCTTGAGCCAGTCCCGCAGGGCCGTAATGGACGCTTTGGACATTACGTTCCACCTCCCAGCTCTCTTTGGGCAGCGTTTTTGGCGAACTGGACCAGTTCGTCTTTGCGGTCAGCAATGGCCCGCTGGCCCCAGTAGGAGCCGCGCAGGTGGTTCTCCCCATGCAGACCCTGCCCCTGCGTGTGCAGGTAATACTGCCGCCGGGCATACGGGGTGTTATAGACCAGCTTGCCGCCTTTGAAGTCGGATGCCTGGTTGACGCTGTTCTTCAGCGTGCCGGTGTCGAAGGGTACATAAGGGTCCACAGCTTTGGCAACTTGCTGTGAGAACGCATACTGGACCTTCTGAAAGCCCTTGTCCATTTCGGCCTGAAAGCCGGGCCGGAACCTGAGCTTCAGGTCAATAACGGGTGCACTCATTCCCTCAGCTCCCCTCTACATGAAAATGCGGTAGCAGCGGTTCCCGGTTATCGGAGACCGCCGCCACCGTGCAGCAGATGTGTGTTTTCTCGAGGGCGGCATACTCGGCCTCGGTCAGGCTGCGGACAGCGCCGCAGATGAGTTTGCCGCCCCGCTTGAGCGTCCAGTGTGCCGCCTTTTCCCCCGGTGTGAGCTTTGCCCACTGGAAATAGGGCAGGTAACCCGCCGCAGGGGGCAGCCGGATGTGCACCGTCCGCTGGGGGTCGCCGCCGGAGGTATCCAGCTTCTCCCGCCAGCTGCACCCGGGGATGACGTGGCAGACAGGCCGGTCGGTCTCGGTGGAGGTGTCGTGGATGAGGTTCACAACGGTAACACTGCACTGCATCAGAAACACCCCCGATACAGCAGGCCGTGGGGGTCATTGCCCAGTGCGTTGGAGAGGATGCTCTGCGCTTCCGCTGCAAGCCGTTCAGAAAGCGCCCCGCTGGCGAAGGTGACAGAGTAGCCATCGTTGGACACGCTGGAAGCCCCGGGCACGGCACAGGCGCTCTGTGCGGCGCTCATGGCATCAACGATCTGGACGCAGGCATCAGTCAGCAGGGCGGCGCACCCGGCACAGGCCCCGGCGTGGGGCTCTGCCCGGCCAAAGGTGTGCCGGTCGATGAGCCGGGAAGCCCGGGCGCACAGCGTGTCAAAGACGGCCTCGTCCAGCGCGCCGCCCGCTTCCCGGTACTGTTCGTAGGTGCAGTAAAGCATGGGGGCCTCCTTATGCTGCTGCCTTCTTCTTGACCAGAATGGTCTGGCCCTTGGTGACCTTGTAGGCGTAGACCTTACGGCCCTGCACGGCAGATGCGCCGATGAAGTCGCCGGAGCCGGAGAGATCCTGCAGGTGGACGGGAACGGCCCACTCGTCGATGACGGCGAACCAGTTGGGATGACCGGCCACATACTCGACGTTCTCGCCCAGAGTGGAATCCTCGAACACGGTGTAGCCTGCGATCTTGCCCACAGCGCCGGTCTGAACGACCGCGTCACCCAGGTCGGAAGCCTTGATGAACTCGGGGCTCTTCAGAAGCAGGCCGTAGGTGTCCGGGGAGACCAGCAGCCAGCGGCCTGCGGTGGGCACGCCGATGGAGGACTGCTGAGTGCGTGCATCCACGATGTTGGCGTAGATGGTCTTTTCGGTCAGGGCAGTGGTATTGCCGAAGGCAGTGCCTGCAGTGGTCAGCTCCACGGAGCCGTCAGAATCCATCTGCAGGCCAAGAGAGTAACCGGCGCTGTCCAGGCGGTCAGCCACCAGATTGCCGGGAACGCTCTCTGCATCGAAACCATCGATGATCTCGTTCACGGCCTTGTCGTGGTCGATGTTGACGGTGAGGTAGGTAGTATCGCCGCTGGTCTGCTTTGCACCCTTGGCCTTGTCGTAGTCGTTCACCACCACCTCGGTGTCGCGGACGGGAACCTTGACGGAACCTGCCTTGGGGCTGCCCTCGTAGCGGTTGTTGCAGATCACGCCGACTTTCTTCACCAGCGTCTTGCGCAGCTTGAGGTCGACCAGATTGGAATAGCGGACCTGTGCTTCATGTGCCATAAGAATATCCTTTCTCTCATTCAATGTTGATATCGGGGTTCATCGCCTTGAAGGCAGCGGTCACGGGGTCAACGTCCCCGGCGGGCGGGGTGCCGTGCTCTTTGCCGCTGGAAACGTGAACGGAACCAGCGCCGCCTTCTTCCGCCTCGCCAAAGGCCCAGGGGTTCGCCTTGGCGGCTTCTTCCAGAGCCTTGGAGATATCGGTGGTGCGGTCCTTGGAACCCTTGAGGGCATCCAGATCCAGCAGTGCCCGGACCGCCTTGACGCTGCGGCCCTTGGCTCCCAGAATGGCGGTGTTCAGGGCATTGTCAAAGGCAAAGCCATCAGCCTGTGCCTGCATATCGCCCTTGAGTTTGGCAATGTCTGCCTCGTATTCCTCGGGCTTCTTCTTACCGTCAAAGGCAGCAAGGCCGTCCTGGGCGGTCTTGAGCTGAACCTGGGCGTTTTCCAGCTGGGTCTTGTACTGCTCGGCGGCAGTCTTTTCCCGGTTGACATCGTTGCCGTTCTCGGCCATGATCCAGTTCAGCTGCTCCTCGGTAATGCCGGGGATCTTGTTCTTCACGTCTTCACGCTTCATGGTGGAAAAACTCCTTTCTGTTGGTGAAACCACGGTTTGGTGACACGGTTCTCCGTCCGTGTTCGGTTGTGGGCAGGGTACGCACTGCCCTCTGCGATGGCACCGTCTGGAGGCATCGAACCTCCCGCTTCCGGTTTTGGAGACCGGCGCTCTTCCAGAATGAGCTAAGACGGCATGAAAAAAGCGCCCCTGCCCGGCTGGGCAAAGACGCTTGCGGTATTTGGTTGTTAGATGCCGGGGACGATTTCCTTAACACCCTTTGCAAATGCAGCGGCCTTTTTCATCAGGCTGTTTTCCTGAAGATATTCAAGCCCCTGCAAGGTGATATGCGGTTCCATGGGTGGCTCGATGCGCTCCGGCTGTCGAATGTAGCGAACGATGTTCAGGCCATCAATGTAACCTGATTTCTGCAGCTGAATCAAAAGTGCCTGAAACCGGTTTGGATTCGTACCGAAACGCTCGGCAGTAAAACCAGCGCAATCGAACTCCTCAAAGTCCATGCTTTGCTGCAAATGCTTCAAAATGCGGTAGATGACACGAAAATCTTCCATGATGACACCTCACTTCTTTTTGTTTAAGTCCATATACAGATACGCTTCCGGGTCGCCATACGCTTCCCGAGACCACTGTCGGTCTTGCTTGGCTGACAGGCGGGTCATGTGCAGCCAGACATCTCCATCTGTTCGCAATGCCGGATTCTTTTGCATTTCGTTCCAGATTGCAGAGGGTTCATCAAGCAGAAGCACTTCACTTTTTGTCATCTTTCAATCCCTCGATAAAATGATAGAGCTGCGGGTCTTTCTCTTTCAGGGCAGAGGGCTCCTGATAAAAAGCGCGATACCCTTCACTGAAATATTCCTTCAGCATATCTTCATTGATCTGCATCGTTCCGGCTTTAAAAATTCCATCCGTGGGAGATTCATATAGCCGTCCCTGATACTCAGAAATGAATTTGCTGTTCTGAAGAAGATAAATCGCTTGTGTATAGGTACTATCATCATACACGATTTTAGAAAAATCTTCAACATCAATCCCGGATTTTCGGATGCTGATGTATTTGGAGTTGTGCCGCAGGTCGAGGGAAATCTCCAATGCGTGGCCATACTCGTGAATAACATCACCGCTTTTGCGCTCAGGGTGAAGATAAAGCGTTTTGTCTGGATAATAATAGCCGCTTCCAGCGGCATCTTTCTCTGTCATTACGACCTTGTTGATGATGCTTTCAGCCTTATCGCGCTGCCATTGAGGAATGACGGAAAGCTCTTTTTCAATGCCTTCACGCTCAGACTGTGAAACACTATCAGAAAAATTGAGTTTTTGAAGAATGCCGCGTGGCTCTGCCTTCTTCGCCGCCCACGTTGCCTTCCCGGCTTCGCTCCTGCCAAACCCGGCAACGCTGATGCGGGCGCTGTCGGCCCTGCTGCCGGTGGCGCTGATAAAGTCAGACAGCTCCTGACGGGCCTGCCGGAGCTTCACCGCGCTGGCGGTGGTGTCGGCCCCGGCGGCATCCTCAGCCAGATACCGGCGCTTGTACTTGCGCACGGTGCGCTCCCGGGCCCGCTGCATCTGGCTGATCTCGTATCGGGTGTACTTGCCGCCGTTGTACTCGATGTCCCGGGCGTTGAGGGCTTCCAGGCTCTCCTGCGTCCATGCAGGCGGTGCACCCAGCTCAGGGAAGATGGCAAAGAAGGTATGACGGCTCCTAACAGTTCCAACCACATAAACCTGCACCTGTTCCATATCCTGTGCTGGATATAAAATCGGGATAGTCAAAATTGTCAGAACTCACTGCATCACCCCCACAACAAAAAGAGCACCCTTTCGGATGCTCTCTCAGCTATTCAGTTTTGTTTACTCCAGTATTTCAGTTCGGCTTCTTTGCGGGCGGCTACGGCATCATCAAAATTGGCATAAGTTCCAAGGCTGATGTTTTTGCCGTCAACCACAATACCGGCTCTCCATGAACCGCCATCGCCAGAGCGGGCTTTGCGCCATGTAACGCCGGTTACACCGGTTTTGTTTAAGCGCTTGACATCTCTATTTCTGGAATTGTCCTTGTGGTCTATCCAGCGGCAATTTTCTGGACAATAATTTCCGTTGCTGTCAATGCGGTCGATTTCAAGATTCGATGCATACCCGTGAGCAATAGCCCACTCGGCAAATGCTTGAAAGTTGTTTTTCCATTCGTCACATACACGGATACCTTTTCCACCGTAATCCTGCCAGTGCGAAAATTTTGGATTTGTACACCGGTAGTTCATTCCAGCCCAGATATTATAAAGCCGGTTGTTGTGGCTTTTTCGGAAAAGCTCTTCCGTAGATGTTCCGCTTCTAGCACCTTGCATACAGCCGCATGACTTTTGACCGGCTTTTAGGACCCCTGACCGTAATGTGACGATATTTCCACAGGAACACTGACAAACCCATGCAGGCCGATGGTCAATGTTTTTATCTGCACGGCGTAAAACGGTAAGCATTCCAATTTTTTGGCCGGTGTAATCCTTGATGGGATGGATTCCTTTCAGACAGCCGCAGGATTTGGTGCCGCCTCGGCGTAGCTCTTGACCCGCAACTACTGTGGTATTGCCGCAGTCGCATTGACACAGCCAAAAGGCACCCTTGCGACCGTCACTTGGAGCATATTCCTTGACAACAAGCTTTCCGAACCGCTGACCGGTTAAATCAATGAATTTTCCCATCAGTGGGTACCCCTTTTCCGGCGAGCCCGCTCTTCACGCACGCCACTGATACGACCTGCCATGAAGATATCAGCCAAGAAAGTGTAAAACTGAGTGGCATCACTTTTCAGAGGACGGGCGCAGTACAAATCAGCGATATCCTTGGCCCAAGCCAGTTCTTGAGGAGTATGAGAGTTTCGGTACTTTACGGCTTCAACCGGGGTGCAGAGAATTGCGTTCATAATTTTGACCTCTTATTCTCTTGTAAGAGGTGTTGCCGAATGGTATAATAGATTTACCAGATGGCAATTCCTCTGGTGTCTTATAACGCTTTGCCCAAGATTTCCAGTCGCCGGGCAAGGCGTTATTCTTTTTTCAGACCTTCGTATACCAACTTTATACCTTGACGAATCACGTCCGCTTTGGTCATTCCTGTTTCTTTGCAGCAGATTTCAAGCATCTGCACATCGGCGTCAGACATGCGGATTCGTGTTTCGTGTGTTTTAGGCTCAGTTGTCGGTCGTCCAGTTCTAGGCGACATTTTATCACCTCACTTTTGTGTCACCATAAATATTATAACTTTTGGTAACACGAAAGTCAAGACTTTTACAAATGAAAACCATTCAGGGCATAAATTTTTCCCTGCCACTCTGCATGAGAGGGACGTGCACCAGCATGACAGGAGGTCTGAACGTAGCGAACGCCCATCTGCCGCGCACGTTCTAACTGCAATTTTGCGCAGGTTTGATTTACCCCCGTGAGAACACATCTTCTTGCGGCCACTTCCAGCGTGTCGGTGTGGCCGGTGGGGTAGGTGACGTACTTCATGGTGTCGGCCAGACTGTCCACCGCGCTCTTGACGGCGCTCTTGTAGTCGAACGCGCCGCTGCTCACCTTGAGATGGGCACGGTCGAGAGCGGCTTCAAACTGGCCGCTGACGGTGTTGGCCGTGGTGGCAGTCAAATTGTGGAAGGTTCCCGCCGTCTGCTGGTAGCCAGCGTTGAGCAGGGCCTGCAGGGTGGCATTGTCGGCAAAGGGTGTGGGCTCCTTGCCGTAGTGATAGTAGATCTCGTCCTCGGCTTCCATGGCCCGGGTGGCCGCTTCCTGCATGAGCCGCCGGATCTCGGCTTCGCTCTTGCCGGTGTACCGAGCCAGCTTCTTCACCACGCTCTGCCGGAGGGCTTCGGTCTGTTCATACCGCCACAGCTGCCAGTTGGCCGTGGGGGTCAGGGCTTCCATTTTGGAGATGCGCCGGGCCACGTCCCGCAGGATATCGTCCTCGACCTGCTGAAATAAAAGCACTAAATTATTTGGAAGTGAATCAAGATAAGATGGAGACAGCATCAGGCACCCCCGAAGCTCAGCTCAGGCTGCTTGCTTTCGTCAGCAGCTTCCTGTGCCAACTTGCGGGCATCCTCTTCACTGACCCCGTACCGGGCAGACAGATACTTGTACCGGGGCAAAAGGCCGCTCAGGGCATCGTCCCGCATCTGGCTCATCCGGGTCTCGGCATCGGTGATGTAGCTGTCGTCCCAGTCCACAGAGATTGGGGTGTCGGGGTCCACCGCTGCCCCTTGCAGGTTCTTTGCCGCCCACAGGATGGCCAGCACGATGCCCACCAGCGCCCCCTCAATGGGGATCTGGTTCTTGTTGGCGCTGGCCACCAGATCCTGACGGCTGCCGTTGTACTCGGTGGCCGTGGTGACATTGCCCAGCTCGAAGTTGTACCGATGACAGCCCAGGCCGCACTTGAAGCTGAACAGGTTCAGCATATCCTGCACAGCCTTGTGGTTCGAATCCACCCGCAGGTCGGGGTTGTATTCGTGGTATTCGCTGGACTGGTCGAGGCTCCCTTCCTTTTGGGGCAGGGTGACGAACTGGCTCTGCACATCGTCATCGGGTGGAATAGAATGCTCCACGCCCTCCTGATCCACCACCTTGCGGCAGATGTCCGCAGAGTAGAAGATCTTCTTGTGGCCCAGCCGGATATCCTCCCGGTAGTTGTCAAAGGCAAGGTCGATGCCCTGGGCCTCGGCCAACGCTTCGGCAAAGACGCTCATGCCCAGCCCTGTGCCGCCGTCAAGGTTCTTGACTGCTGCCGGGCTGAACAGGGCAAACCAGGGCGGGGAACCCTCCACCGTGATGCTTTCTGCCGTACCCGGCGGGGCCTGCAGCGCTTCAAACACCGGAGCGCCCGAAACTCCATCCGTTACCCGGAACCATTCGTTGCGGATGGTGCGCCGGGTCTCGTTGCCGGTGTGGGTCTGCAGATAGACCGCGGGCTTACCCTCCATCATGCACTCGGAGACAAAGGCTGCTTCGGTCACGATGCCCCGTTCCACTCGCAAGGGCAGGATGCAGGAAGCCGGGTCATAGTCCAGCTTCAGGCGGGTATCCGGGCCGGGGACAGCTTTTCCGTTCACGACAGTCAGGTTTTCGGCACTCAGCACAAAGGCACCGGTGCCGGACCAGTAGGCCTGTTCCACCAGAGCGTTGGCATTGCGCCAGAAGTGCAGCTCCCGGAGCAGGCCGCCCACCTGCTGCTCATCGTCACCCAGCAGATAGGACGCGGTGGCAGCGTCCTTGATCTGGAAGGTGGTGCGGTCGTTCAGTAGGAGATTCGCCCAGTCCTCGCAGACCCGTTTCGGCATCCGCAGGGAGGCAATAGGGCGCTTCTTGGTGCCGTTTGCGTATTCAGCGGCACGGGTGTGCACCTTGGGCACGCTGCCCTGCCACCACTGCCGCCAGGTCTCGATGTAGCCGTAGTAGTCGGTATCGATGGCCCACCCGCGCGTCTTGTTCAGGTAGTTCAGAAATGCGGTGATGTTCATGTGTTGGTCAACCTCTTGAAATCGCGCTCGATAGTGTACTCGTAAGCGTCCAATGTGTCGATATCGGTGCTGCCGTCATCCAGCCGCTCGTCCACGCCGGGGTGCTTGCCGCTGTACAGGGCCGTGGCAAGGGCATCCCGGAGGGTGGAAGCCTCTGGCAGCAACCAGAACCGCCCGCCGCCCATCAGGATGCAGGTCAGGCGGATGCGGTCATTGATGCGGATCTTGGCGCTGTTTTCCACCCGGTCGGCCAGCCAGCTCTGTTTGCAGCGCCGGAGCCGGGCCCGGATGTGATTGATCAGCGTCTGCTCCGCGGAATCGCAGAAGATGTACTGGATCTCGCCCCAGCGGGCAAAGACAGTTATGCAGAAATCCAGCAGTCGGTCGGCCAGAAAGTCGGCATCCTGCGCCACAGGGTCGATGCGCTGGGATGCCAGCCCCACCACGCCGGAATAGCCCGGCAGGATGGCCGTTGCCACAAAGGCGTGTTTGGAGCCGTTGCCGCCAAAGTCCACCCCAATGCGCACCCGCCACGGGTGCAGCGGCTTGTCCACAGGCCAGAAAAACCGCCCATCTCCGGCGGCAAGGCTGTCGGCCAGCAGGCGGTAGATCACGCCGTTGGCGGCCATCCACTGCCCCAAGATAAAGCGGTTATAGTAGACCGTGCCGGTGTATTCTTTTTTCAGATCGGCCACGAACTGGGCCGGAAGTGTAGGGTTATCGTCGATGGTATACGCCTGACAGTAGATGTCAGCGTCACTGTCCAGAAACTTCTTGAACCAGTGAGTGGGGCTTTCCGGGTTGCAGGTGCCGTCAAAATGGGAGTGGGGGCAGGAAAGGCGGCTTTTCAGCATCTGGAACACGCCTTCGTCCCAGGTGGTGATCTCGTCACCGTAGACGTACTCAAAGGCAGCGCCCTGGATGCGGGCGATGTGTTTCTTGTTGTCAGCGCCGAGGACATAGACCTTCTTGCCGAACAGCTGTACCACGTTGCCTGCTGCCGAGGTGCGGATCACGCCTACAAGGTCGGGGCCCCAGAGCTCCCGCATCGGGGACAGCACATTGCGCTCCAGTGTGCCCAGGGTGTTGCCCATGAGCACCAGCAAACCCTCGCCCCGGGCCGCGCAGATCCGCTTCGGGACGGTCACAGCGCAGTCCAGGTAGGTCTTGCCGCTTCGGGTGGCCCCGGTCTTGACGTTCCACCGGTGGGAACAGTTGCGCAGGTACTCCTGCTGAAACTCAGTCAATGGCACTGTCTATCCCTCCCAGCAGTTTGCGGGCGGATTCCAGCGCATCCGCTGCCGGGTTCTCCTGCACGGTCTCCTCGCCCAGCATCTTCAGCAGGACGGTGGCCGCCTGAGGGTTGCCCCTCTTGGCCTGCTCTGCAATGCCTACGATGACGGCCATCTGGTTGTCCACGTCCTCAGGCTCGATCTGATCCCGGAGCATGGCGTTCACCCGGCGGCGGTCGGTCTCCGGCAGGCTCAGGTAGTAGTCAGCCGCCTGACGCATGGATCGTTTGCGGCGGCGGGCCGCACCGGATGCAATGCCGCCCTTCTGGGCGATCTCTCTCTGTTCGCTCTCCGTTCGTTCATTGAACGGAATGAGATTCTTTTCATTCGACACGTCACCACCTCTCTCGTTGTCAGGGTACAAAAAAGCCGCCCCTCAGGACGGCAGAAAATAGCATAAAAAATCCCTGCATGTTTCCATGCAGGGCAATTGACGCACATCCAGCGGGAAAATACCTGAAACCCGCCTGTGGATTCCGGTGCCTCCGGCGTATGTGGGGAGGTCAGAGGGCGGGCAAGGAGATCCCGCCACCCACCACATGAGCTTCCGGTGGGGAGTATGTAGCCCCATGCGTCAGGCTGTACCGCCTACGGGGTCGGCGGCGAATTGGAACCGCCCTTGGAATCGAACCTTCCACGACTACATTCGTGAACGCGCACCACATTGCGCTCAGGCGGCATAATAGAAGCAGCTCGCAGAACGTGATGTCGGACGGGCACATTCTGGAAGCTGCTATGGCATCGGTCTGCCTTTCGGCTTTGCCGATGGTATCGTTATAACACAGTTAAGCGGACATGCGCGGCCATAATTGCGGAGGAATGGCATTCATTGGAATGTTCAGGGCCTCCACAGCCTGCCGATGTAGACGACGAAAATGTCGGTCACTGACGCGGAGTCTGTCAGCAGCCTGTCCACGATGCAGGCCATCAATGTAGCACAGTTCCAAAAGGTCTACCAGAAGAGGGTCTTCGAGTTCTGCGATGACCTTACGGATGGTGTAACACAACTCCTGACTGCGCTGAATTTCATGGCACAGCTGGTGTTGGTAGGCATCCATCATTTCAATGGCGCGGCCAGTCTTATCGCCAGAACATCCAGAACTGACAATAGGGCTGAGTGCCTGGGTGACGCTTTCGGCCTGGTCTTTCGCTTCGCGGATACGCCGGACAAGAATTTTCTGGCGGCGAAGTGATACCTGATATAGCTTCAGCCACTCACATTTTTGGATATAGGTCATTCTGTACTCCCTCCTTCCAGTACCCTCAGTAGCCCTTCCACGTCATACCGCCAGTGAACGCGCAGCAGGTGCTGCTCCACCTCAATGCCATTGAGGGCGGCCCACTGCCACGGGATGCTTTTGCGGGTCTGGGTCTGCATGTACTCCAGCACAGCGCCGGCCGGAACGGCAAAGGTGCGGTTGACCTTGCCCCGGTAATTGATGACCACATGTGCGGTCTGGCCCTTGAAAGATGCTGCGTGGGCCATATCGGTGATGTGTTTGAGCTTGTGGTACTTCTGCTGCTCCCGGTCGAATCGGCCCAGGATCTTTTCCAGTGGGATGCTGGGCGTTTCGATGGTCTTGAGCTCGAAGTAATGGTGCATAGGGTAGCGGTACATGTCGAAGTCGCAGATGTTATCAATGGAGAAGCTCAGGTTCTCGTTGCCGCCGTAATAGGTGGCCGCGCTGTCTTTCAGTCGATAGCACCAAGCATCCTTCGGCATGGAGCTTTTCCAGTCTGCCTCGAACTGTTTTCCGGTGTTCAATTGGTTCTCCTTTCGTCGGAGGCTGCCCAATGCCCGGCCAGCTGTCGGGTCGGGGTAGTGCTCATGGTTCCGGTACATTGGAATCCTCCTTTTTCTTGGTGAGCGGACGGCGGCGGGCTGCGTTTTTTAGAAAATCATTCCCGCTGGGCTCCGGCCTATCCACCCGCCTATTGCGTCCTGCTCCAATGGGATTCGTCATGCGGTACTCCTCGGCAGACTTACAGCCCTGGGTTTCGGCCTCGATCAGTGCCTTCCGCACATAGGCCCAGCTATGTGCCCCGGCATCAATGCACTTGCGCAGGATCACCCGCGCCAGTTCCTCGCCCAGTCGGTCAGCGTATCCTGTCAGCTCTCTTTTCCCGGAGGCACTCAGCTTGCCGATATCCTGTTCAAACTCTGATACCAAGGGTGAGGTCGTCGGTCGTCCGGTCGGCTCCGGCGCAGCCGCAGACGACGACTTGTTAGCTTGTTGGTTTGTTAGACTTGTTAAGTTGTTGTCGGCAGCCTGTCGGTTGCCTGTCGCTTGCCTGTCACTTTGCCTGTCACTGCCAACAAGCGAAGCATAGTTTTCTATCGTGACAATGCTGTATTTTGAGCCTGTTTTGACTGTCAGATAGCCTGTCGCCTGTAAATGTTCTAAGCTCGTCCGGATGTTCCGAACACTCAAATCAAGCTGTTTTGCCAGTTGAGATTGGCTTGTAACCAGCTGCCCGGGCCTGATGGTAATGCCCTGCCACTGCTTTTCCTGCCAGTTGGCGGTGAGTAGCAGGTGGAAAAACAGGCGGGCAGTGTTGGGCTCTGAATACCATTCCCAGTCAGTCAGACCGCGGGGAAAGGCAACAAAGCCACGGGATGGGTCAATGCCCACGGTCTGAACTCCTTTCTGGTGTGGTTAAAACGGCAGGTTATCCGCATCATCGTCGATGAGGGCATCTGCTTCCGGGGTGCCTGCGGCTGGCCCGGCAGGCGCTGCCGCCTGAGAGGCGCGGGGAGCATAGTCGGCCAGGTCTTCGCCGGGATACATCTGCCCGCCGGAAAGGCTGGTCTGCACCGGGGCAGGTTCATCAAAGGGCGTTGGCTCCTGAGTGAGCGCTGGTTCGGGCGGTGCCGGGGCCTCTGTGCAAAGGTCAATGAGATTCTGCATCCACCGGAAGATCACCATGCCGCCGGGCTGAATGTCGTCGGCATCCACGTTGTAATAGGTCTTGCCATTGTACTCCCGGCTCTTGAGCTCCCGGGCAAAGACAGTGACGGCATCGCCCTTCAGCAGCAGCCCGTCCCATTTGTCCAGCCCGTGCCAGACATTGACCTGAACATACAGGCTCTCCCAGCTGCCGGTGTCGGTCTTGACGCTGTGCGCCTTCACGTCAAACTTCAGGACCCGCTTCTGGCCCACGTCCTTGAGCACAGGGTCTTTGGCAAGGGTCCCGTGGAGCAGAACGCCGGTCTTGTGGGTCAGGATCACGATTCATCACCCCCGGCAAAGGGGTCGTCTGCGCTGTCAGCATCCTCCACGGTCAGGGCATCGGCCTGTTCAACAGCTTCCTTGATGCGGGTCCAGCGGGGAGCTGAAGCCTGTCCAGCTTCGTCCAGTTCCACGGCGGTGGACTCGGCATCCACATGGACTTCGCTCTCGTCATAGAGAGAGCCGAAGGTGGAGGGGAATGCTTCCCGCAGGGCATGGACAAGGGCAACCTTGCGGATCATGGTGGCTTTTTTGCCCTTCCACAGAGATTTGCCGGTGTCGTATTCGGTCAGCTTCACTTCCTCGTAACTGGGGCGGGTGCGGTCCTTGCGATAGACTTTGGCCCAGCCGCCCAGAAGTTCCTCGTCCTCGTAGACGATGGAACCCTCCCGCTTCTGGTACTCCCCGGCCACCTTATCGAAGATGATGACCCCGGCCTCGAAGCCGTCATAGCTGGGGTGGCGCTCTGCCATTTGCAGGTAGCAGTTCTTGCCCAGAACGATGGTGCTGGGGGTGTCCTCGCTGTTGTTATCGTAGTGGATGAGGTAGGCTACCTTGGTAAAGGGATTCAGGCGGTACTGCTTGCAGGTCTCGAGGAAAATCTTGCATTCGGCATCGGTGGCTTTCTGACAGATGAAATTGCGGACATCCGAGAAGCTGACGGTCATGTGCTGGCCGTCGGCAGAAGTGATCTCCACGGGTTTGGCCGGGCTGGCAGCCTGCAGAGCGCCGCTCTGGGCGGCACGCTGCTGCATTGCAGTCATCCGGGCGGCGGTGGTGCCAGTGGTGTTTGCGGACATGGTGGGCGCAGGTGCGCCGGGACGAGAAAAAGCCATAAGTAAAATCCTCCAATTATTTTACAGAACCATATGCAAAGCCGCGCTTTTTAGCTTCGGCTTTGAACCATTCGATGTCTTCCGGGGTGAAATCTACCCAGAAGCGGTAGCGTTTGCGGGCAGGTGCAAGGCCTGTGCCAGGCAGGGCGAACTGCTGCAATACCTCGCAGTCCAGCCGCCCGGAAGCTGTCACAAAGGCGTTGCTCCGGGCCTCCTGTGCGGCATCTTCTTTCAGCTGACGCTCTTCCTCGGTGGGCGGGATGATGACCGGCGCAGCGGCTCTGGCACGTTCTGCGGCCTGTCGCTGGGCCTCTGCCTCAGCCTGAGCCGCACGGGCGTGCTCCCGGCGGCTGTGCTCATGCAGTGCATCATTGACGCTCAGGGCCCGCAGGTATTCGGTAATGCAGGGTTCAGCGTCTTCACCGCAGGTCTCCCGGATGAGGCGCAGTTCCTCCCGCCGGGTCTCCACAGCCTTGCGCAGTTCCTTTTCGGCCTGGGAGAGGTCAAAGGTTTTGTTGAGCCACTGGGGCACAAGCAGACGGTCAAAAGAAATCAGAGGTTCCAGTTCCCCGATGCAGTCCCGGTAGACAAGCCGCAGGGTGGATGCCTTTTCTTCCCGCTGGGCCTGTTCTACTGCTTTTACCTGCTGATCAATAGCACCGGAGATCTTCTTGCACTGGGTCTGCATCTCCCGGATGCTCTTCTGAAAATCCTCCAGCGGGTCAGTGTAAAGCCGCTTGGCGGCGGTCAGAGCAGCAGCCAGCTGCTTATCCCACTTGTTGACGGCAGCACGGTCGGCCTTGGCATCCTTGATGGATTCGGGTGTGTACACCCGGCCTGTATAGGAGGCCAGAAGTTCGTCAAGGTTCTTCTGCACCTCATCCTTGTTCCAGTTCATGGCCGGGATCACCGGGCGTTCTACCCGGACGGTCAATTCATTCGTCATCGGTCAGTTCCTCCTCTTCTGGCTCCCGGTCGGGGGCAAAGTAGTAGTCATCAGGCGGCTCCATGGGCGGGCCGTAACGGTCAAGATCCAGGCTGTACATCTCATTCATCCCTGTCACCTCCGTCATAATCCGGCGGCTGGCGGCAGAGCAGGGAGGCTTCCTCCATGATGCTGTTCAGGGTACCGCAGATGGTCTGAAAGGTGCTTTCCAGATCTTCGCCCACCAGCCGGGAATAGCTGGCCTTGCTGTTATCCCACGCCGCACGCATCAGGCTGGCGCAGTAGTTGGCCTGCTCAAAATCTGCCTGGGCATCATCGTTGATGCGGGAGCGGAGTGCCGCAATCTGTTTCTTCAGGTTGGCGTTGTCCTTGGCCAGTTCGGCGTTCCGGGCATCTGCAAGGCCCCAGGCTTTTTCTGCGGCCCGGCGGTCGATCTCTTCCTCATCGATGACCGCCGTGATGGGCTGTTTTTTCAAAGCGTCTTCGGCATTTTTTGCTCTCTCTTCGGCCCTGTCGCGCTCGGCTTCGGCCTTCTGGCGCTGGAGGTTGGCCGCAATGCGGCTTTCGTCTGCGTCGTGGTAGCTCTGCTGGAGCTTGGCGTTCTGCTCGGTCAGGCCGTTCAGGTCTACAAGGGCGGCATCCAAGTCGTTTTTGGCAGTCTGGGCTTCATCCTGCGCCTTGCTTACCATGTTCCACGCCTCTTCCTCCCGGGCTTCGGCAGCAGCGGCACGGTCCTTCTCGGCCTTGATCTGGGCCATGGCTTCCTGATACTCCTTGTAGGAGGTGATATCCCCGGAGAACACCGCCTGTTTCACCTGTGTTGGGGTGGAGGGCTTGGCAGCGGCATACAACAGCTTCAGGGGCTGAACGTCCAGAATGGACTTACCCTCCAGCTGAATGTTGCCGAACTGTTCGGCAACTCTCACCATGTTTTCACCGGTGTCCCGGCTGATGCCCACAGCGGCGCACCACTTGCCCCAGCTGCCTTTGTAGTGGTTGGCTGTCAGGTCGTGGGCGTGCTTGGCCGCCATGATCCGGGCCATGTTGCCGGTGATAAAGGTCTGGGCATCCTGCAAAAGCAGGGCATTGGTCTGCTCGTCTGCGCCAAAGTCAAAGCTGGGAGCCGAAGGAATCGGCGCAGAAGAACCGCCCGCCGATGCGGCAGGGGCCGATTCGCAGTTCTGCAGGGATGTCGCGGGGGTCGATGCGCTTGCATCCGCCCCGCTCTCCGAGATGGTCGGCGTTGCCGCTGTGGCAGTCGGAACAGCATTCTCTGCCGTAGTCACAGCAGCATCCGCATTCTGGGCAGGTGCACATGAGAGAATCTCCTTTGCTTTTTTGATGTCGGCAAGAATCTTTTCCATTTCCTGCTGCGGTGTCATGTCCTTGCGGCTTCCATCCAGATTGAAAAACTGACCAAACAGCTCTCTTTTTGCGGCAACACCTTTCAGATTCTGAGTGCATGTGATTGTCAGGCAATAGCGCCCGTCAGACCCATAGTCCGATGCACGAATATCTTTGGAGAATGAGCCGAAAATCTCTCTGTCTGGATAAGTGTCTTTGATCCATGCAGAGACCTGAGACAGAAAGTCGAAGTCCAGACTATGCACTCGACAGGTGCATTTATCCTTGATAGAGCCAGCAAACTCTGACGCATAAGTGAGGGTCTTGCTCATCCGGCACTCGTAGCCCCGAGTCTCCCGGCTGACAGTTCTAGCACTTTCATCCCATTGAAAGTCTCCGTATGGCATGGCATAGGGGCATCCCCAGCACTCATGGCCGGGTGCGTAACCAGATAGGCGGTTTCCAGTGGTACTGGCATCGGTGGATTTCTTCACTCGCCGTCCGCATTTGCAGATATAGGTGGTCAAACTCTCACCTCCGTGCCCTTCAGGCGGTCCAGCATCTCGGTCTGCACATCCTTGTTCATGGGCTGGATGTTGTTGCCCTTCCAACCGTAGCAGAGGATAGGCCCGTAAAGCTGGCGGCCTCGGTACTTCCGGTTGAGCAGGCTGGCGGGCTGGATGGGGCCATCGTACCGGCCCACGAACAGCACCGCCGGGGTGCGGGGCAGCACGATCATCTCGCAGGGAGTGCCCAGCCGGTTCTCAATGGCCCACAGGCTGTCGGGCAGGGATGCGATCACCGGGGCCTTGCCCGGTTCGACTAAAATACCTTTCATTTGTAAACTCCTTTCTGATGTGATATCATCAAGGGTGATGGGGCTTGTGAATTCCATCACCCTTTGGGCTCGTCCGTGTTACCAGCACGGGCGGGCTCATTTGCTTTTCATGCGCCCCTCCGGTTTTGCCGGTACTCCGGCTCTTCGGTACGGGCGTGGGTGCGGTCAACGCGGCCATAGCGGCGGGCGTTCTGTTCACGATCCTGGGCGGCAAAGCCCAGCCGCAGGAACGCTACCGCTGCCAGAACCAGGCACAGGGCCGTGACGAGCTGGCTGTCAGAGATGGAGCTGCCCAGCTGTGCACCGCCCTCGATGCCCATGCCGTACAGCAGACTTACGGCACCGCTGGCAGCAGCCAGCCAGTACCAGACGCGGGATTTGATCTTCATGCGGTCTTTTCCTCCTTTGCGATTGCCGGGAAGAAATACTCCCCGATTTTTTCTTGCGGGATGTGCAGGGTATGGCAGATCGCCACGATCTCGCAGGCCTTCCAGCGCCCCTTGTCCTCCGGGGCATTGAGGCGGCCCTTGAGGGTGTCCAGCGGGATGCCGGACAGCTCGCTGAGCTCTTTTTGCAGCAGCCCCTGATCTTCGTACAGGCGGCGGAGCTTCAGAAACGGTTTCTTTGCCATAGGTCAATCCTCCTTCTTTGCGGGTGCCAGCTCGTCCAGCAGGCTGTCCATCAGGGCAGCGTAGAACGGGTAGCCCTTGGCAACGATGGTCAGATCGTCAACGGCATGGGTCAGATTGTCCTGCGCCATACGCACCGCCGTTTCCATGGCGCGGACGGTGCTGCAGTCCTTGCTGTAGGTGGCTTTGGCAATGCCGCACAGCGATTTTGCCTGCAGATACACGGCCTTGTTTTCTTCCCGGGCTTTGCGGCACTCATCCAGGAAGGCCGTTTTTTTGTCCAGTGCCTTGCGTGCGCCGATCACCCGGTCGATGGCGTTCTGGATGTTGACATCCTGCACTTCACGCTGATCCCGGTGCTGCTGGGCCAGCTGCTTCTCCATGGCGTTGAAGGCTTCGATGTACTTCAGCTTCCACTGTACGGCCTCCTTGCCGGTAAAGCCCATCGCCAGCATGCTGAACCCGTCCCGGTTCATCAGGTACATGGGGTACTTCTGGTGGTTCTGCGGGTGGGTGTATTCGGTCTTGAAGAACATAGGGGTGTCCCCATTTTTGGGGAAGCCCTTGATAAGTTCCTCAATATCGCGGATAACGTGGTCATGGCGTTTGCCGAAGCGCTTGGCGACATCCCGGCTGGATGCCACCGGCTCGCCGTTCTGGGTGGATAAGATAATGTCTGTCATGGTGAAGATGTTCCTCCTTGTTGGTGGCTCCCTTCTGCGGTATACTGGAGAAAAACAGGAGGGAGGTGAAGACTGTGAATGATGGGAATAAGGTAAGACACAATCTGGCGCTTGCATATGCGAACAACAAACTGCAGATCGCGCTTCAGCGTGGAGAACATCCGCAGAATCTTGATCTGGATGATCCTGCACAGGCAGCCTGTGCACTTGCGCATTGGTACAAGGCCTGTCTGGATGAACTCATCGAACTTTCGGACGATGAACTGTTCAGTCCGTACAGCATGGATTAAAGCATCCGATTGTCCCGCTCCGATTTCACGGATGCCGACAGCATACTGACGATGCGTTCCGCGTCCGAAAAATCAATCTTTTCGCTCTTGAGCTGCTCGAACAGCTTGAGGGCGATTTGTTTTAAGTGCTCATGATGTGCATGTGCTTCCTTGGCTTTTTCCTGCATGGTCATCTTCTTCACCTCCTTGTTGGATAGGGTGATGTCGGTCATGTGGATTTGTACCTCCTTACTGCACATTCTACTTTAAGTAGACATATTGGCGAAAAAAATTTGGTCAATCGGAATCCCAACGACCTCACTGATTTTCTTCGCAGTGGCGACTGTGGCATCTTCGGGCGATTGCTCGATTTTTCGGTATGTATCGCGCGAAATGCCGAGCTTTTCCGCCATTTCACGCTGAGTGAATCCTGCGTACTGGCGGGCTTGCTTTACAGTGAATCCCAAATTATCGACCTCCTTTCGTCTGGGTTCGAGAATACTATACTCCACTTTTGGTAGAATGTCAAGAACTTAAAGTAGAAAAAATTCAAAAGAATGTTGACAACGCTCTACTTTTGGTGTAATCTCTACATATAAGGAGTGATTCAATTGAGCATCGCTGAAAATATAAAAAGAATCCGTGCCGAACACGGTCTGTCGCAGGCAGAACTGGGCAAAATCGCCGGTGTCAGTGACAAGGCGGTGTCCACTTGGGAACTTGGGCTAAAGACTCCCCGCATGGGTGCAGTCGAAAAGATGGCAAACTACTTCGGTATCACCAAAAGTGCTATTGTGGACGATGCTCCCATGACTTCGCTCCAAAAGCCTGTTGTCCCGCCGGGGTTCATGCCGATGCCCGAAATGGTACAGGTCCCCCTGATCGGCTCTATCGCGTGCGGCACACCCATCACCGCAGAGCAGAATATCAAAAGCTATGTCGGTGTTCCGGCTGCATGGAGGGCTGATTTTGCGTTGGAATGCCACGGGGACAGCATGGCCCCTACCATTTGTGACGGTGATGTGGTTTGCATTCGCAGTCAGCCGGAAGTAGAGCAAGGACAGATTGCGGCGGTGCGCATTGGTGAGGAGGCTACCCTGAAGCACTGCTATTATCAGAATGGCGTGGTACAGCTGATTGCAGACAACCCCTCTGTATGCCCTCCCATGGTTTATACCGGTTCCGATTTGGACGAAATTGAAGTGGAAGGTTTGGCTGTTGGTTTCTGTCGTGGGTTGGTGTAGGCAAGTTGAATTTAGACTAGGCTGATAGGATTAAAGGAGGTACAATATGGCTGTTTGCGCGATTTGTGGAGAAAAGCTCGGGATTTTTGACCGGGAACTTTGCACGGATGGCTTCATCTGTAAAAAGTGCCGCTCATTCTTTTCGGATTTTAAAGTTGACTATAAGACGGCTTCTATAAAGAGCATGAAGGAACAGCGAGCCTTTTTCAAAGAACGTCAGGAGCGCGCAAAGGGCTTTGAAGACTTGCAGGATCCTGGCACAATGGTTGCTTATGTAAATCGGGAACAACGACTTATGACAGTGAGCGGCATTCCGGGATGGTTCACTTTCGATGAACTGGCTGATTATACCGTGGAGGTTGACACGAAAACCGTCACGGAAACAAAGGGCGGGCTCACAAGAGCCGTCGTTGGCGGTATTGTTGCCGGATCTGCTGGTGCAATTATTGGAGGCAACACTGCAAAGACTGTTTCCCATACAGTAGAGTCTGACCCCAAAATGTCTTTTACCGTCGATTATCCCGCCCCCATAGGGCGGATGACATCGCCTGTTTTTACGTATTCCCGTAAAGTGCTAGAGCTCTGCGAGGAAATTTTTGCAGACCGCGCTGTATCGAAAGACGAAAAGGGGACTTCCAGTGCCGCAGACGAGCTGTTAAAGTTCAAAAAGTTGTTGGATATGGGCGCAATCACGGAAGACGAATACAAAGCCCAAAAGGCACGGCTGCTCAATCTGTAAACTGAAAAGCTAACGGTTTTGCCGTTTGCAAATAGTGCTATTGGTCTATGAGTTGCCGAGGAATCCTCGGTAGTTGAACAAAAGAAAAACGCCCCGGTGTTGGCGCACCGAAGGCGTTAAAAGAAGCGGCTCACCCAGAAGAGGGCATCGCACACTCGACACTGCGATTATACCTCTTTTGGGCGGGCTTGTCAAAGTGTACCCATGGAGGTGTATTTTTATGGGACGAAGAACCAATACCGCCCAGTGGCTGCCGAACCAGAAACGCTGGCAGATCAAGGTGCAGAAGGACGGCCAGCGCAGGACGTTCACCAGTGCAAAGCCGGGCCGCACCGGTCAGCGGGAAGCCAACCGGAAGGCAGACGCATGGCTGGATGACGGAATCTGCAATACCACAAAGCGCTGCTCTGAGGTGTGGGCTGAGTATCTGATCTCTGTCAAGGCTACGGCAGGCACCAGTTACATTGAGCAGGTGGAAAAGTTCGGGCAGAACTACATCCTGCCAGTGATCGGTGCCCGGCAGATTGGCGACCTGAGCACAGGAATGCTGCAGGACGTACTGAACCGAGCGTATAAAGAGGGCTGTCTGAATCCGAACAGCAAGCGCCAGAGCCGGGGCAATCTTTCCCGTAAGACGCTGCAGGGCATCCGAGGCGTGGAGGTATCCTTTGTCAAGTGGGCGCGCCAGCATAAGTACACGACCCTGCGGCCAGAGGATGAAAACCTGACCGTTCCGAAGGGTGCTCGCCAGAAGGGGCGGAAGATTCTGCAGCCGGACAGCCTGCGGGTGCTGCTCTCCACCGATACCCGTGTGGTTCGTGGAAAAGTGGAGCCGGACGAGAACGTGCACGCCTACCGTCTGGCCGTAATGACCGGCCTGCGCCCCGGAGAACTGCTGGGCCTGCGTGTAGGCGATCTGGACGGAGACCGGCTCCACATTGGCCGGGCCATCAACCGCCAGAACGAGGAGACCAGCGGCAAAAATGAGAATGCCATCCGGACGGTGGTATTGCACCCTCTGGCCGTGAACGAGATCCATGCCCAGCTCCGGCAGCGCACGATGGAAGAGGAGCGACCGCTGACGAATGACGATCCGCTGTTTCTGCTGTCCAACCAGCAGAGCCTGTATAACTATTGGAGGTTCTATCAGTGCTGCAACGGTATCGCCCCACCCATCAGCCTGTACGAACTGCGGCACACCTTTGTCAGCATGGTTGCGGATGCGGTGTCACCCGCTCAGCTGCGCCGCATGGTCGGCCACAGCCGCAGTATGGATACCTTCGGCTGGTACGCACATGATGTCACGGGCCGTGATGTTGCCACTGCGCAGACCATCTCCGGAGTGCTGGCCGAGTACGCCCCGGACACCGAGGAATAA